TTGATACCCTCAAGCTGGTCAAAACCGCAGAGATGCGTCAACAAGAACAGCAGAAGGCCATGCAACTTAACATGAGCACTAGTCTCGTTGGACAAGCTGGACAACTGGCTAAGGCTCCTATGATGGATCCAACCAAAAATCCTGATTCTATCGAAGCACTTCAAAATGTCGTCAACACAGCCGCGCAAGCAACCGGACAAGGCCAGCCCCAGCCAGCCCCCCAGCAATGAGGAACAGGCTCCGGTAAAGATCACACCAAAGGAACAATTTAAGTATGGTGATGTAAAAATTAACTCTCCTGGTGTTGGTCGCGTTTCCATTGTTATCCACTAAACCAAATGTCTGAAATTGTTTTTGATGCTACGGATCCAGATGTTACGTCTGCCCGTGAAACCGAAGAGCTACGACTCATTGAGCAGGGCAACAAGCTAATTGAAAAACAAGAAGCTGAGGTCGAAGAAAAGTATCGCCGCAGTCAACTTGAAGCAGAAGAACATTCTCAGTATGCTGGTAAATTTAAATCAGCAGAAGACCTTGAGAAGGCGTACCTAGAACTTCAAAAGAAACTAGGTCAGAAAGAAACCGATGAGTCCTCTTCGACAAATAAAAACGAGAGCGATGATGGAACGGAAACTGGTGATGATTCCCAAAATGATGAGTCCCCGGTAACCAAACGTGTCAGCTTCCTAAAGGAGGCATCTGAGGAGTATTACTCCAACGATAATCAACTTAAGCCGGAAACAATTGAGAAGCTTAAGGAGATGCCTTCGGAAGACCTCATCGAGGCATACATGGAATGGCAAAAAGGTAATCCTACTGTTCAATCGCAGCCCCTCTCTGATGAAGCTGCAAAGGACATTGTTGCTTCTGTCGGGGGACAGGAATCTTATAACGACACCCTAGCGTGGGCAGCCGATAACCTCAAACCTGAGGAAGTTGCTGCCTATGATAATGTTGTTAATAGTGGCAATAAGGATGCTATCTTCTTTGCTGTTCAAGCCCTCAACCAACGTTATAAGGATTCCGTTGGGTTTGAAGGTCAACAGGTTTCGGGCAAGGCACCGAAGAGTACGGTCAAAGGATTCCGTTCTAATGCTGAACTAGCATCTGCTATCAGTGACAAACGGTATCGTACTGACCCTGCCTATCGGTTTGATGTCGAACAAAAACTAGCCGCTTCTGGCGACTTGCTCTGATTAAGGAGTTCTCACAAATGGCAACACGCAAACTGGCTCAATCCATGCCGATTGATCCTAAGAAACATAAGGATGCCCAAAAGCAACAAAAGCTTTATAACAAGGGCAAAGGAACAGATAACCCTTACGAAAAGGATATGTTCCTCAAGCGCAGTGGACCTCAACTTCCCCTAGCCAAAAAGGCTACTAAGAAGCGGGGTAAGACTGCTTAAGTAACATGGTCGCGTTGTAAGCAATATAAAAGTTCTTTGCAATTAACTCATGCTACCTCTTCTAACTACTCTGTCTGTTATCAGCTCTTGGTATGGTCCTGGCTTCCACGGAAACACGACTGCCAATGGCGAACGATACAATCAAAACGGCCTTACGGCAGCGCACAAGACACTACCCTTTGGAACACGCCTTAAGGTTTGTTACAATAGGTGTGCCGTTGTTCGGGTCAATGATCGGGGTCCCTACGCTCATGGTAGGACTTTAGATCTAAGTAAAGGTGCGGCTGACAAGATCGGTCTAACCGGCTCTGGAGTTGGTAGAGTATCAATTACTCGCCTTAATTAACTTTTGGATTGGGGGCACCTCGGAGTAGGACCCCCTTTTCTTTGTGGAGGGACCACATTAAAAACCCAACCGGTTGGAGTATTGGCCCGCTGCGGTGGACACCCAATACAACACATCTATTGCCTTATCTTCAAATACAAGTACTTGTAATCGTTATAAATTCCTTTTATTCATTATTCCAATGACTGCTTCAGTAACTTATCTTGGCGCCAGTAATAAAGCTGGCGGCGCTTCTCCTACTTACGCTGAGCGTACTAACCTCTTCCTCAAGCTCTTTTCGGGCGAGGTCTATGAGGCTTTCCGTAACTCCACTATTGCTAAGGATCTGGTGATGAGCCGGACCCTGCGTGGTGGTAAGCAGGCTCAATTCATTCACACTGGCCGCATCTCGGCTGGTTACCGCACGCCTGGTGTGCCTATCCTCGGTTCGGGCAACCCCCCGGCAGCCGAAACCACCATCGCGCTGGATGACCTGCTGGTGGCATCTGCCTTCGTTGATAACCTCGACGAAATCATGAGCCAGTATGACATTCGTGGCCCTATTGCCCGTCAGATCGGTCAAAGCCTGGCTGAGTTCTATGATCGCCGTATCTTCCGCGTTCTGGACCGTGCCTCGTCTGCTTCGGCTGCTGTGACTGGTGAGCCTGGTGGCTTCCAAATCAACCTCGGTGCCAACAAAGAGTATGATGCTCAGGCCCTGGTTGATGGCTTCTTTGAAGCTGCGGCCCGTCTCGATGAAGTGGCTGCTCCTAAGGATGGCCGCGTGGCTGTTCTGAGCCCCCGTCAATACTACGCCCTGATCTCTCAGGTCGATACCAACATCCTTTACCGCGAATATGGCAACACCCAGGGTTCGATGAACACTGGCGACGGTCTGTTCGAAATTGCTGGTATCTCCATCAAGAAGTCCAACAACATCCCCTTCCTTGGGAAGTACGGTTCTGCTGCTGGTACTGCCATTGATGCTGCTGCTGTGACTGGCGAGAACAACTCCTATGGTATTGCTTCTAACTTCACCAACAGCTGCGGCCTGATCTTCCACCGTGACGCTGCTGGCGTTGTGGAAGCCATCGGTCCCTCCGTGCAAACCACGGGCGCCGATACAAAGGTGATCTATCAAGGCGATGTGATCGTGGGCCGTCTGGCCTATGGTTGCGCTGCTGTGCGCGTGGGTGTCGCGGGCGCATTCAGGAATATTTGAGGGCTATTCCCTTTAATACAGGGGCTGACTATTAAAGGTTGGCCCCTTTTCTTTTAATAACAACAATATGACTAGCAAAATATGCTCTAAATGTGGCATTGAAAAACCCATTACTGAATTTGCTGCGAGAAAGGAGCGTCCCAACGGTACCGGTGTACGTAGTAAATGTAAGGAATGTGGTAATAAAATTAGCCAAGCGCATCGTGACAAAAACCCTGGTTACACTAGGGAACGAAATTTAAAAACTTTGTATGGAATTACTCATAACGACTACCTCAAAATGCTAGAGGCCCAGAACGGTCGATGTGCCATTTGTGGTATCGATACTCCTGGTGGCAAAGGCGCTTTTCACATTGATCATTGTCACAGTAGTGGAAAGGTACGAGGATTGTTATGCGGAAATTGCAATAGAGGCATTGGGTATCTTAAAGACAGTATTTCAAATTTATCTTCAGCAATCCTTTATCTAAGTAACCACCAATGACGACTCAGCTCCAAGCCATAAACCAGATGCTAACTGGCATCGGTCAAGCTCCTGTTGTTTCCCTGGATATTGCAAATCCTGAGATAGCCACAGCATTAAGTATTCTAGAAAATGTCAACCGTGAAGTTCAAGGGGAAGGATGGCACTTTAATTCTGAAGTGAAATATCCATTCACTCCTGATGCTAATGATGAAATTGTCATTCCCGCTAATGTTCTTCAAATTTCAGACAACAAATACGAGAATGTTCAACAGTATCAAACCGTAATTAGAGACGGTAAACTTTACGATAAGATTAACCATAGCTTTACATCTTGGACCACGAGTCCAGTCATTTGTGATGTGGTGTGGTTGTTTGACTTTGAAGATCTTCCTCAGGTCTTTAAGGATTATATCACCCAACGTGCTTCCCGTGTCTTCGCTGGTAGTTCTGTTGGATCGAAGGATATGTTCCAATTTAACCAGCAAGATGAAGGTATCCTAAGAGCTAACTGTATTGCTTATGATACCAGCACTTCTGATGTAAACATCTTTGGTGTAGAGACTGGTCAGAATTTCTACATTTCTTACACTCCCTTCCGTACCATCGCACGATAATGGCAGCCATCTCTCAGAAAATCAGCAGCATTATTGGTGGTGTTTCACAGCAACCAGATACTGTTAAATTTACGAATCAATTACGAGTCTGTGATAATTTTTATCCAGACGTTGCTACTGGATTGACAAAGCGTCCAGGTCTTCAAGCCATTAATAAGCTTAGTAATGCTGCTGACAATGGGACATGGTTTACCATCTTTAGGGATGATGAAGAAAAGTACATCGGTCAGTTTACTAAAGCTGGAGCACTGAAAATTTGGAGTGCTTTTACTGGCATTGAGCAAACCATTAATGCGGTAGACGCAAGCGCAACTGCTTATGCTGTTCATGATTCACAGCAAGATTTACAACTGCTTCAAATTAATGATTTCATCTTTGTTCTTAATCGAACAGTAACAGTTGAATCAGGAACAGTTGAAAGTCCAGCACAAATTCCTTTTGGATTTGTTAGTATTAATACCGTAGCATATAGTTCTACTTATAATATAAAATTAGATAGTACACCTTTCTCTTATGCTACGCCCACAACTTCTACAACACAATTAAATGTTGCAGATATTGTTAATGGTTTGGTGTCTTCCATCAATGCCAACCCTGCTTGGGTAGCAACAGGTATTGGTAATACTATTTATATCCGAAGGGCAGATAATAGCGACTTCGGTATTCAAGCAAATGGTGGTCAATCTGGCACGTCTATTGATGCCTTTAAAGATTCGGTTACAGCCGTAGGTCAGCTGCCAAAGCAATTCATCAATAATAGTAAATTAAAAGTTTCTGGTTCTGCCGAAACAGGAGCTGATGATTATTGGGTTATTTTTAAAACCAGTGACAATACTGCAAATGGAACTGGAGTTTGGGAAGAAACTATTGGACCTGAAATTGCTTTAAATATCGATGAAGATACATTACCTCATGTTATCATTCGTGAGGCTAATGGAACATTCACTTATCGCAAGCTAGACGAAGCATCAGCAATTGCTAGTGCTGGTTCAAGTTTGGTTCCAGGCTTGGCTTCTTCTGTTAATATTG